TATATAATCAGTCCGGTGGAATATCGAAAGAAGAACTGCAAAATATAATGATATTGTCGCAGAACATCGAATCCGCCCAAAACAAATTATTAACTGCCAAAAGGCGAACAGCTTACGGCAGACCGACAGACGCAGAAATGGAATATGGGCTTGCTTTGGTTGCCTTTGAAAATTACAATGAAGCGTTACAGCATAAAGCACAAAAGAAAGCAATTCCTCAAAGATTGTTGAACTGGCTTGTTAGTCCGGTAGATTTTTTATCTGATTTTGCAGGTACGGCCAAAGCTATACGTGCAAGTATGGATAATAGTTTTATTGGCAGACAGGGCATAAGACTGTTCTATTTAGGCATTACAGGCGATTTGCAAAGCGGCAAAATATGGCTCGATACTTTTTTCAGGTCGTTTAAGACTATATACGGAAGTTTGACTAATCAGCCTGTTATGGATTTGTTAAGAGCTGAAATCTTATCAGACCCGCAATACGACCTTATGCGCAGGGCTAAAGTGGCTACTGCCGTTACGGAAGAAGAATATCCGATACACTGGCCGTCTCAAATACCGATAGTGGGAAGATTGTTTAAGGCTTCAGAGGAAGCGTTTACCGCTTCCGCTTATTATATGAGATATAGAACTGCCAAGATGTATCTTCATATAGCAGAAAGCACGGGCATAAACCTTAACGATAAACTCGAACTGGAAAGCATAGGAAAATTAGTTAATTCTCTCACCGCAAGAGGTTATACTGGCAGACAGGGCGGAGAACCCGGAATTGTCAATAATGTTTTATGGTCGCCAAAGATGATTAAATCTCATCTCGACGTTCTTCTTATACAGCCGTTATCTTTTAATAGGACAAATTTTAGTGCTTTTGCACAAAAAAGAGCGGCGATAAATCTGGTTAGAATTATAATGGGTCAGGCTGCTGTTTTATTTATCGCAAGCCGTATTTGGCCTGAAAGCGTTGAGGCAGACCCCCGTTCTTCCGATTTTGGTAAAATACGAATAGGGAATACAAGATACGATATTTCGGGCGGTTCGGCGGCTTTGATAGTTTTGGCTTTCAGGGCGATTAGTTTTATGGCCAAAAAAGGCGTTATTAAAGATTCGAGCGGAAGAGTAAAAACAGCAGATGAACTCGGATTCGGTATGACATTTTGGGATTTGATAGTGAATTTCTTTGAAAATAAAATGTCGCCCACCGCAAGCGTGGTAAAAGATTATTTTAAAGGAGAGCATTTCGGCGGCGAACCCGTTACGCCAGTTTCAGTTGCCGAATCGCTGTTTGTTCCTTTGCCTATTGAGAATTTGTACGAATCTTTTGAAGAAGCAGAAATGGCTAATATAATAGTGGGCGCAATAGCGGAAAATCTTGGCGTATCGGTGCAAACGTATGAACCTAAAAGGTCTGGCGGAATATACAAATATAAATAATTTAAAAGGAGTTTAAAATGTTAAGAAAATTATTATTGGTTTTAGTCTTATGCTCGTCATTATTTGCAACAGTAACGGCAGACGAGGCAATTAGGGAGTTCTTCGACGGCGACGGAGAGACCACAGAATTTACTTTTACAATCCCCTGTTATGCCTCGACCGAAATATCTGTATATAAACAGCTTATATCGACAGGCGTTCCCGAAACTCTCGTAGAAGACGACGACTATACTATTACTTATACAGGTTCGAGTTATCTTGAGGGCGGCGTGGTTACTATCGACCCTGCATTAGCCAGTACATATCAGGTTGTTGTTGAGCGTAAAATCACCAATACTCAGGAAACCGTGCCTGCGGCCATAAATAGTACTTCTATTGTTGCAGGTTTTGATAAACTCCAGAGAACCACTCAGGATTTATGGGACAGGAACAATAGAGGTATTCGCCTCGACCCGACCGCAGAAGACGCTAATTTAACCATTCCTGTATTGAGAAAATCTACCATACTCGGATTTGATGACTCCAATGATTTGGTAGTTTACGATTTAACTGATATAGGCGATGTCAATATAACAGGTACGATAAACCTGACTGGCGGAAGCGTCTCGATGAGCGGCGGGACTGCCATAGTGGACAGCAATTCTAATATTACCGTAAACGGTGGTACGGTAAACGTGATAGACGTAAACGTGATAGACGTAAACTTTTATGCCAATGTTCAAGACTACGGCGCGGTTGGTGATGATTCTACTGACGATACCGACAGTATTCAGGCTGCGATAGATTCTTTAACATCGGGCGGTACTTTATATTTCCCGATAGGCACTTATAAAATTACCGAACCTTTGATTTCAACAATAGCTATACATATTCTCGGAGACGGTACTAACGGAGTTGACGCTTCTATATGTACTGTTATCAAGAACTACGGTGATGATGACGCTATATGGCTGAAAGCCAAAGGCTCGAACATAGTCGAGAACTTGGATATTGTCGATGGTTTAGGTGATGGCGTAAGGACTGCTGGTTCTGGTATTCGCAGCGACAGGGACGCTAACGGTTCGACAGTTTCTATAATCAGGAACGTCAGGGTGGACGGTCATTATAACGGTATTGTGCTGAAAGTCCCTAATTTAAGTACAATTCAAAATTGCGTAATTAGAAACTGCGATAATCACGGTATATGGCTTCAGGGCAGACCTAATTATGCGGCAGGCACTTCTGTCAGCTTAATAAACAATTTTGTTGATGGTTGCGGTGGCAATGGCTATATGCACGATGGACAGGGTTATTGTCATTACTCTAACTGCGCAACAGATGATTGCACAAATGGATATGTCCTTGTGAATGATTCAGGCTATAATCCGTCAGGCATTACTTTTACGGCCTGTGGTGCAGAACGGCATTCTAACGCAGGATTATTACTCACAAACGGCGATAGCGTAAGCGGTATTACTGTTGTCGGCGGCAAATTCGCTACAAGCGTTGACGGCCTGCAATTAAATAACGCTGACGATGTAACGCTTGTCGGTGTTACTACCGCAAGCAATACTGGATACGGTATTAACGATGACAATGTTGTTGCAGGCAGAGTATTGTCGATAAATCATAGAAGTTCGTCAGACTATCTCGGCCCAATTAAGGCAGGTACAAGCAGTGTTATTACACAGTTAAACGGCTCGGATTTAAGAGTGCCGTCCGCAGGTATAATCGGTATGCTCGGCACAGGCGGCAGGATACAATTTACCGCAGGCTCGATAGTGTTTTTAGACAGCAGTTCAAGTAACGGCTTTGGCGCATTCCGAGCTACGGGCAACAATTTTGACGTGAGAAACGACCTTGCCAACGGACAGGCTTTAACTATGAAAGCCGCCACTACTACCAAAACGGCGATGTCCGGAGCGACGGTTACAGCTACAAATCTTATTCCTGCCGGAAGTATGGTTATCGGTATTACGGTTAGGGTAACTACTCTAATCACTGGTGCTACTACCTTTGATATAGGAGATGGCACTGACGTTGACAGGTGGGGCGCAGCGATTGCATTAGCGGCAGGCACTACAACTACCATAGCTAATTTTACTCAAGACACCGATAACGGCCCGATTTATTTCCCATCGGCGACAAGCGTTGTTTTAACCGCAAACGGCAGTAATTTTACCGCAGGCGCGGTAAGAATAACCGTACATTATATTGATTTGACAGCACCTACAAGTTAGAAAGGCTTACAATGACCCCTGAAGAAAAAGAAAATATGACCCTGACGATAGAAAATGCAATGCTTAAAGGCTTTGAGGCTTTTGCTTCTAAAATGGACGAAAAGATAAAGGGCGACATTGAAAGCCATAAACAGGGCTGTGAACTTTCCCGCAGACGAGTTATATCTTTTGCCGATACCATACGGGATTGGAAGACTATCGCCGCTGCCGTCTTGGCGTTGGCTTGGATTTTTTCTTCTGTGGTTTCAACCTTTTCAAATAAAATATCGTCCGAACAGGCTCAAATTATCGCTAAACAGTTTGAAAGAATAGTATTAACAGACCCAAACTTTAGGAGTTTAAAATGAAATATCTTTTACCGATTTTACTTTTAGCGGGCTTGTGTCAGGCGGCTTTGCAGGTGTCGGACTTTAACAGCAATTTCGATTCAGGCAATTTGGCCAATGTGGTTGAGGCGGACACTAACAGTTTCACCGCCGAAATTGAGACCACCTATGACGGCAGTTATTATCCGTATTGGTTCTGTTTCAGGGTCGATAACGCCCTCGACAAAACTTTTGACGTTAATTTTACTAATCTTCATTCCGGCTTTGACGACTGTTATTATTACTATACTGATGACCCTAACGGTACTTGGACACGTTCTGGCTCGGCCATAACCAAAACTACGCTAACTCATACGGCTGCGACAGATACGGTTTACATAGCACGAAGTCCGTTTACAAGCTATGCGGCTATGCGGGCTTATCTTAACGGGCTGGATTATCCGTACTGCTCTTTGCAGGACGGAAACAGCGTACAGGGCAGGAAAGTATCGGCATTAACAATTACCGACCCTACGGTAGATGATAGTCTTAAAACAAAATTTCTAATTACCAGCGGTGTTCACGCAGGAGAACGCAATGGACAATATATCACAAAAAAAATGATGGAATGGCTTGTATCTTCTTCGGCTTATAATTTCCGCCGAAAGGCGATAGTTATGATTATGCCACAATTAAATCCAGATGGCATTTTTCACGGCACTAACCGCAACAACCTCAATGTGCAGGACTTAAACCGCCGTTGGGATAACGATAGTCCGCAGCCCGAAGCGGCATACGGTATTGCCGTTATAGGCGAGTTTGCGCCTGATTATGGTATTGATTTGCACGGTGAGGCACTTACCGCCTTATACAAACAGCCTGCTTCCGCAGTTGGAGAGGCAAACGAAACGGCCTCAATAGCGTTTCTTAACGCAATAAAAGCCGGAACAACTATTTGGGGTGCGAAAACGCCAACGGACACAACCGCCCCGCCTGAAACTATTGAATGGTATGTCAATTATCTCGGTTCGCCGAGCGGCACGCTTGAAACAGCACCGAGCCAAACCATAGCCGTAATGGATGCTGACGCTCTGGCCATTCTTGATAACCTTTACACGATTGCAGATGCGGCCTTTGTCGAACCTGCTATTGTTGATGATAACGATACCAATGCAAATTTAGTTTCTCATTATAAATTCAACGATAACACCGACAGTAATACCGTTATAAACGAAAACTATTCGGCAACAGGATTAACAGGGGCGAGCGTTGCCGTTGAAAACGCAGACCCGAACAGGGCATATACTATTACCATAACCGACCCAAACTGGATTGGCACGGCAGGCAACGTTTGGACTTATCAGGCCGTTATAAACGCAGCCGCAGACCCGCCGTATTTCGTTTTTGAGGGCAATGATATAACGCTATATTTTAAAACATTCGTTTCCAAAACAGGGCAAGTAAAAAACGCGTGGGACGCTAACGCCACAGCGACAAGTTTCGGCACGTTTACCAGAACTGCTGACGATGTTAATGCATTTACGGCTATCGCTTCTCAAACCAACTTTTCCGGCGGTACTGATTTGATTACCCCCCCCCACGGCACAGCTTCGCAAGATACAGCTTATATGCACGTTTCAGGCAAAATCAACGGTGCATTATCCTGTAACGGCACAAGCGATTATGTGGATACGAAGCAGACATTTGAGAGTACGTTTCGGGACAACTTTACAATAAGCCTATGGTTTAATGCACAAGACGGCAGGCAGGAACTCAGTCAAAACTTATTTGGGTGTTTAGAAAGAGTCGATGATGAGCCTATATCAGGCGTTTATATGACCATAGACGACCAAGAAACTGGACAAATATTTGCTTCTGCTATTTTTGGAGATGCTTATATTGGAAGTACATATATTCAGACGATAAGCGATGCTGTTCTGCCAAACGGAGAAACAGGCTGGAATTTTGTTGTGTTGGTTTTAGAACAATCAAACGGCATAGTTAGTATTAAAATTTATCTTAATGGAAATCTGGTGGCAAGCCATTCAAAATCCGGCAGTATGGCAGATTTCACAAATGCACGGAATTTGTACATCGGAGCATATAACAATACAGGAAAAACGCAACAGTATTTCTCCGGCGCTATCGACGATTTCAGGATTTACAATGAAGTTCTAACGCCCTTTGCAATCAGACAGGATTATATGGACGGTGCAGGGCGCAAACTCGTACCTTATACTTTTGGTAATTGGGGCTGGTTAAAATAGACTTCTTCACCTCCTCGGCGGTGGGTTTCCTTTCATTTTCCTGCCGCCGATTTTTAAAAAAAAAGACTTGACAAATGAAGACAAGTTTGTATAATGTATCAAACTGAAAGGATTTAGTTATGAAGGTATATCTTAATATGCCATTCAACAATTCCGACAGCGAGAAGGAACAGGAGAACATACAACGGGCTTGCGCCATTGCCGTTGATATTAGAAAGCATTTCCCCAATATAACCTTATTTGTACCACAGGAAAAGCCAAGCTGGGGCGAAAAAGTACAGGTCAGGGCGCATTTAATCAGAAATTCAAACCTTATTCTATCTATCGGGCAGGAAAGCCCTGATATGGAAGTATCTTCTCAAATTGCCACCCTTGCCAATATACCCCAACTTGAATTTGAGGAATTTGAGGACACTGAAAAGCAGATTTTAGCGGAGTTTTTAAGCAGATGAAAGACCTATTAACTATAAGGAATATCGGCAATGATTAGGACACACACTTTTAGCGGAAAGAAATATCAAATAAACTTTGCTGATAGCATAGAGGGCGTATGTGATAGTCCTAAGCGAGACGATAGTAAGGCTATGACAATCCTCACTGGAAGCAATTTAAGGGCGTTAAACTCTGCCCTGCACGAAGCTATGGAAGCGGACGGCTTTTGCGATAAGTGTCTACACGATTCGGGCGGATTTACAAGAACTGAAAACATAGGCCGTTTCCTCTGGCGGTTAGGATATAGGCTTAAAAAATGAAACACTGTCCTAAATGCAACCTGCCCTGTTCTGATACCGCAAAGTTTTGTATTAACGGCCACAGGCTCGAACTGTCCGATAATGATATAATAGATTTTTTGCAGGGCGTAATTAAAGGAAAAGACGATGGAGCTAAAAGAGTACAAGATTGATTGTGCCAGTAGGTCTGACGTTATTGAGATTATACCGCTTGGCGATGTCCATATAGGAGCAAGAAACTGCGCCGAAACCCCTTTTAAAAAAATCGTCAAATACATTAAAGACAACAAAAATGTCCATTGGATAGGCGGCGGCGATTATCTTGAAGCTATTAAACCCAATGATGTCAAGAGATATGACACCGGAGTCTTGCCAGACTGGATTCTTGAGGGCGGGGCAAAACAGGTAAGAGAAAAACTGTCAGACTTAGTATATCAGCAAAGACGCAGGTTTTGCGATATTGTTCAGCCGATTGCCGGAAAGTGTATCGGGAACATAGAAGGAAATCACGAGTTCTCTATCCGGAAAAACTACAATGAAAGCGTACAAGAACAAATATGTCGGGATTTGTTTGTCGATGATTTAACAGACCAAGCGTTGATTAGAATAAAATTTGTTTTTGGCAAGAGTATCAGAACTATTAAATTGTATTTAAGGCACGGGCATTTAACAGGTCGCTCGGCAGGCGCAGAGCCTAACCAGTTATTCAAAATGCTTCAGGATTGGGACTGTGATATTGGATTAAGAGGCCATTCTCATAACTTTCATATTCTTCCCCCTGTTCCTGTTATGTATATTCCGGACAGGGGAGAACTGCCTAAAGAATTATTGCAAAAAATGAGATACGCTGCGAACTGGGGTTGTTGGAAGTACAGTAATATGAGAGGCTTATCAACTTATGAAAGCCGAGCCGAATACAATGCCAAGCCTATTTTAGCCCTTAAAATCAGGATAAAACCGTTCTGGCATACAGAACTAAAAGGCCAAGACATCGGCAGGCCACAAATAGAACTGAACAGTGTTGCTGTTACCTAAATCCCCCCATTTATAGGAAATAAGGCTATTTCAGGAAAACAAATATTCGGTATAAGTTTATAAGTACCTACACTTTATTTAAATAATGGTATTTGGCCTTTGCGAGCCTCTTTGACAGGGACGCCAGTACTGACCGCTTGTAGTCTTTCTTCTGCGATTTTGCAGTATTCAGGAGAAATGTCAATACCGATGTATCTACGGCCAAGTAGTTTTGCCATTTTACAGGTTGTACCAGAACCGCACATCGGGTCAAGGATAAGGTCGTCAGGATTGCTCCAACTGATTATATGGTCTTTGGCTAAATCTTCGGGGAACGCAGCGGGGTGTTCGTGAACCACTTCATCCCCTATGTTCCCACCACCAACTTTATATCGCCAAATATTATATCTTTTGCCATAATAACCAAGTTCTACTTTTTTGTTGTCTTGCCATTTCAACAGGCTACCGTCTTTTTGCCGCACCGAGTTCCCGCCTCTGCGTTTTTCTATGTTTATTCGGTCTATTATGGGGTTAAAAGTAGTTGGTTGTCCTTTTATTAGAACAAACATATATTCAAATACTTGGTGATACCTTATGTTTTCAGGATTAGCAAAACCGCTTTTCTCATAAATCATCGTATCGTGTAGATTAAAGCCGACATCTTTAAAGTGTAACGCCTGCCTGAAAGAAGTCCCCGATTCAGAGCCGTTAATAACTTGGTCGCCTACTACCCAAACAACAACTCCGCCTTTTTTGGTATTTGCAACAATCTCTTTTCTTTGTCCATAATTAAATCCTTTCCATTGCTCGGCCTATCCTGTCCTTGGCCGCCACAAAAGCCTGATATTTACGCCTGCAATAAACTGTATTGCCATAGCTATTCACAAATAATTGCCAATCTGTTAAACTTTGTATCCATTTTTCATAATCATATAACTTCTTATTTCTGCATATCCGACAATAATTGCCTTGTTTAAGGGCTTTGTTATGGCAGTTTGGGGTATGGCAGGGTTTCATATTTCGTTGCCCCATACGTCCCAACCCTCTCTTTTCCCCCTTGCAAACATCTCAAATTTTTCAGCATTTGGATATAAAGATTCTATTAACTGATAGGCTATTTCTGGTTTTTGACTATGTTTTTTTACTTGTTCAGTAAAAACGCTGTGCCATTTTCCCCTTTGCTCCTTTGCTACTGGCATCAATTTACCGTGATACATATAAAGTAAGTATTCGTGTCCATATCTTATGGTAAATGCTGCGGGTATTCCTGTAACTTTGTTCCATATCATTCGAGCGTGTAATTTATAGCCATATTTCTCGGCCATTGTTTGCGCCTCAAATAAATACTTGTCAATCGTCCATAAAAACAACACATTATTTTCCGTGCCGAGCCAAAAAGCCTTACTCATAAGCGATTCTATTTCTTCTAAGCTGCAAACTTGATAGGGCAATTCCGTACCAGAAGAGTCTGGCCTAACGGATTTCTTGCCACCTCTGCCTTGTTTCCACGGCGGGTCTGCATAGATTATACTGTATTTCTTGTCTGGAAATGGTATCATCATAACACCTTTACTATCAGGTCTTTGCCTTTATATCAACCTCATCATCTATCCCATTTGGGTATAACCTGTAAAATCTATCTCCGAGCCAGCAATGAAAGCATAGGTTCTTGCCTTTGGAGACTATCTTTGTCGGGTTAATTTTGCAATTTTCGCATTTCATTGTTTAAAATAGCGGCAGACTGTTTCTCATCAATCCCTGCAATCTGCCGCCCTGCGTCAATCCGTTCTTATTTTAAAAGTCCTAAACTTTTTAACGACTGGCGTTGCATACCAGATAAATCAGACTCGGCAATGGTCTGTTCTTTCCCACACTTGCTACAACAGAAAATGTATTTATTGTCAAAATAGCCCCTTGGTGGGCTTTCGCCGATAAAACCAATCCACCCCTTTGGGGCGTTCCATTTTGATACAAACTGCCAATCGTGCCCGCCCAGTTCGCATTTGTATTGCCTAAATTCTTTGGCAGATACAAATTGGTCGTTAAGACACGCCCACTGATGTTGTCCCCATATCTTGCCGTCATATCTCTGTAATTGACCCTCGGCATATCTAACTGTGCCTTTTTGAACAGGAATTGGCCGCCATCCCTCGCTGTATATTATGTCCTTGCTGGAATTGTAATAATCAACATAATAATACTCTAATTTTTCGCCGTTGAACCTGATACTGTTTTGAGGAAATTTTGGCTTTTCTTTGTCCGTTTTGCACCCTGTTAATATAACAAAACAGCTTAATAAAACAACTAACATTACCTTTTTCATTTTTACTTTCCTTTCATTTTAATTATTATTTACTCCCATAAGGGACATTGATTTATTTAAGTTTATTGCTTCGGTAGTTTTATATTGTCCACTCGGAAAATACAAAACACTATGGCTTGGCAATATATCTATCGCCCTTTGCATAGCATTTGTATCATCGGCAACGCCGTCGCCTACTGCGCCGAACCATTTAACATTGGCAGAAAAGGGCGCAAGCTCTCTAAATAAACAATATGCACCATAAAACGCCAATGCCCATACAATTATATAAAAAACAATCAGGCTTATCATTATGGCCATATGCTTCATTTTGCCCTCACTGGTTCTAATAACGGCTCTACGAGTTGTGAGATTTCTGAGTAGTTAGGCTTTACAGTATAAAGTTTCTCCTTTGGGCATCTTATAAAAGTTCCGTTTTTAATTTGGTCTGACAAGTCTGTCGCCCAGTTTTTTCCTATGCCGTGCAACATTTCGTGCATATCTGTCTGATTTTTATTCATTAGTTGGCTATGCGAAAAGAACGATTGCGAGTACATTTGAACCGAGTTTCTTTGCCAGTCTAACGCTCGCCATAGAAAATAATTACTTACTTCTTCTTTTGGTATGTTAAACGCCCTGCCGTCAAAAACAGGGTGGTGTTTATTCCGGTAATAAAAGTTAAAATTCACCGACATACGAGAGGCGGCAATGCTAACCATTTTTTGGATATTATACCCAAACCAAGCGTCTGTTTGCAATGTATCATAATCAGTCAAAACAAAACTAACCTCGTCAGACTGTATATATGCCAATTTGAATCCCTGCATATCATCGGCAACGTCTTGTGCGGCCAAAACCATAGCGCAAATAAGTTCTTCACTAAACGGCTTTGTAATGTTTCTGGTGAACGTATGAAACGCTCTGCCGTCAAGCCGGATTATTGCAGGCATTCGCCTTACAAGAAAATGGCGTGATATATCTTCGTAATTGTTTTTCATTCTATCGCCAATAGACTCGCTCATTTTACCCTCACTGGTTCTAATAACGACACAAAGCTGTCTCTTTTGATTATTCCTTTTCGCTTCTTATCTTTTACAATAATTTCTGGCCACCATTCAAAAGGCGGTATTCTGTTATTACTGACAATATCTACAAGTATTTTAAATTCTTTCAGTAACATAGCCACAAGTTCGGTACAGTGCAGTTCGGCGGTTTCGATAACAGCTTTCTTAAAACCGCAAACACATAAGAGCAGTTCCAGTCCGCCGAGTATTCCGCTTTCGTATTTCTGCAATTTCGGGTCTTGTAATTTCTGAAAGACGGATTTTACTGCGTCCTGATTAAACCTATCGCTTCTCTCAAAAGCCCAATGATGAAGATAGACCTCGCCCTGATAATTGATGAGCCATTCCTCGTAAGAGTTTATCTGCAAGCCTCTTTTGTTCGCCCATTTATTAAGAGTAGTAGTTTCAACAACGTATAATTTGTCGGGGTCTATAAAAAGACCCATAGCCTCTGCAACAGCATCGTGCAGAGTTATAATGCAGGCGACGTGCGTAGTCAGGCAGGTAGGCTCTTGTGCGCCCCAAAGTTTCTGCATTTTTACAATCCTTTTGGATAGTTTCGCCGTGCCTCGGCACGTTAAAAAATCAAGTGTTTGTGGTTTCATTTTTCAGTTCCTTTTAATGATTGTTGTTTTGTCGCAGAGAACCAACCACGCCTATACGCCACATCCGTTCTAACGGCTATATATTTTACAACATCTTTTATGCTAAATCTGCCGCTACGAAACTCTGCCTCAATGTCAATTAAGTCGTGTCCGCTGTTTTTGTGTATAGCTTGATAATCTGCATCTGTTGGCTTTGGGGCTTTCATTTTTCAGACTCCTTTAAGGCTTGCTCGGTATCTTCAATGGCGATTTTTAGCGCCTTGATAAAATTGTCCAGTGCATCTCGGGGCGCGTTGCCGTACTTTAACTCTTCCGCCAAGCCTTTGGATTGATAAATTAACCATTTTGACGCTTCAGATAGTTTTTTAATCTGCTCGGATTGTTGCTCGCAAAATAATTTTAACCGTTCTGCGTAATCGCAAGTACAGGGGAAAACTACTCCTTTGCCATTCAGGCATTCACAAGTCGGGTCGTGTTCAGGCTTCTCCGCTTCCGTTTTATCCTTGCAATCGGGGCAAGGAATTGGCGGGCAGGTGCATTTTGGGCTATCAAGCATAATCGCAGCATTGCCTTCTGTTGGCCGATTTAAAAGTTTATTTACGGGACAATTTTCAAGGTGTTCTGTTAATTCACGTCTTTTTATCCCGCTCCCCCTACACGTTTTACATATAGGCTTTATCTCGTTTTTTCTATAAAACATTGGCAAATTTGTCAAAAGACGAGAGAAGCCTTTTTGTGCAACAGGAAAATCTTTGGCTAAATCAGCGATGTGGTCGCACAATGCGATTATGTCAATTTCTGTATATTTACTTTCCGTTTCAGGCTTTTCGAGCAGGGCAATGGCTTCTAAAATTTGTTTGGCTAATTGCCCCGCACCTGCACTCCAACAAGAAGATTGGGCAGATATGCAAACCTCTTTTATCTTTTCAATCGCCTGTTCTGTTTTCATTTTTTCACCTTTCAAAATTGGGAGCGGGCAATCCCGCCCCCGTAAAGAACAGTTAAATATCAATTACTTCTGTTTTGTTTACAGCCTTGACCTTGCCGACAAGCTGATATTTGTGTAATATCGTAGTGTCGTCAAATCCAGATAGCGCCGCAGGGTCGCTGTCAGTGTTAATAAATGCGTCATCAGTACCCTCGTTTTCAACTGTCGCATACAAAACTTTCCCTAATTTTAGCTTTTTTCCCATAATCATTTTCCTTTCTTAATATTACCTGAATACCAAATTGAGGGCGGGCGTTCAAACCCGCCCCCGTAAAGAACAGTTACTTTTTTGTATAGCCCCGCTCAAACGCTTTTGCTGGAGAATAGCTCGCATAACCATCTTCATACACAACATAGTACCCGCCCGCTTGAGGACAATGCTTGCGAACATAATCGGCTTTAACTTCAAAAGGAGCATAGCCTTCTTCTTCCGGTGTTATTGTCGCCCCGCCGGTGGTTTCCCTGCCCTCTTCTTTCGCTAAAGAAATATCCGACACGATTGCCTTAATCTTCAACGCCCAAACTTGCTTGTGGCACTGATACATCGGCAGTTGCCGTCGATTATCTCCCGTATGACAATCTTCCGTATTGTTTTTTGTTTCCATAATCATTTTCCTTTCTCAATCAATTTGGTTATATCCTGTATAATCAGCCCGACATCGGGCAACATTTTCTTAATTTCGGCAATGTCTTTATCTTTAACGCCGAGACTTGTGAGTACGCCGACTAATTCGTCCAGTGATATTTGCTCGCCCTTATTTTTGGCTTGCATAAGTTTGAGTAATTCAATTCCTAATCTGACCCATATAATCCATTCCATTTTTTATCCTTTCTCAACTTGGTATATTCACGGTACTAAATCATACCTTTTAATTGCTTTTTGAGTATATAGTTCCCATCAATAATTCTGCGGACTGCGCCGCCCTCTTTGGTCTGCAATTTTGCGTAAGCTGCATAAGACTTGCCCTTGCGTGGTATTCTCTGCATAACAATATCAATTATTATATCTGGATAATGCCGAGCAAGTCTTGTATATTTAGACAGGTCTTTGGTCGTTAAATGGCCTTTTGTTTCCTCGTAATGAAAACTTTTTTTAGTGTCCCAAATCTTAAAATCGGGCAGATACGAATACGGTTTGTTTCTGTACCCAAACTTAAAAAAGTCAAAAGGCGGTTGCGGCTCATACTCCCAATCATAAATCTCTTTATGCTCTTTCAGGAATTGCAGATATTTCGCCCAATCCCTCTCGAACATCGAGCGATACTCATAATCTTTGCCGCCGATTATTTCCCTGACTCTTTTAGAATTGATTATCTGTATAATAGTCATCTCACCCGCCTGTTCCAAGCCTTGACCGCCCAAGCATATTTTACATAACAAGAAGTGCTGCAATGGCAATTATTGCATTCTACTTGATAAAATATATCACTGTAAACTTTTATCACATTTCCCCCACAAAACGGACATTTCTTTAATTTCGCTTTCATTTTAGCTCCATATTATAATACTAATTATAACAAATACAATGGCAATTATTATTATTATCCAGAACAAAGATGTTTTAGCTTTTACGGTCATTTTATCGCCTTTCGCAAGTCTGCGTTTTCTGATTGTAGGGATTTAATTTGCTCGGATAATTGTTCGATAAAATTACAAGCCTCGATACTCCAATCACAAATCCCAACCAAAAAATCCTCGAAATATTTTTTCTCATCGTCAGTCCAGTGCGATTTATGATTTATATTGGGGACAAGCTGTTGCGTTTTTTTTAATTGCCACCGAAACCTTTTTACAAATTTATCGGCCTCTGTTTTTGTTTTCATTTTTTACCCTTTCAGCAACGCTTGTTTTTCTTTCCATATTTCACGTTTAGGTTTTGGTTCTTCTTCGGCAAGTTTCACTTTAACAGGTGATTTTATCGGGTGCATATCACGCCTTTTTTCAATCATTGCTAATCGTTCTCGCTCCTGTGTTAGTTTCTGCTTAACTTCTTTAGTGTACCATTTTTCTTCATTGAAATATTCAGGGTGAAACCAAGTCCAACGCTTGCCCTTATCGTCCTTTTTGCCTCTCGATAGAAACTGGCAAAGCGTCCATTGATTATACTTAAAAAAGAACTTTTCACAAGATAAAACATAAGCATAATTTTTAATTGCACCGATTATATCTTCTATTTTCCAACCCTCTTTTAAGGTCTGCTTTATGGCATATTGAGCGTCAGGCAATAAAGACCTGTGCGGACGGAATCCACCCGTTTTGGCCTGCTCGTTCCAAGTAGTAAGTATATCCTGTTCAGTCATTTTAAAATAATTTCTTTTGTCCCAAAACTTGTTCTTCAAACTGACCGCATAATCCGCTTATTTTCTTTTTAAATTCTTCTCCCGTTTCCCACTCATTATTAGTCCAATTAGGATAAGCCTCGTCTCGTATTTTCCGCCAATCTTGTATGGTCAAGTCTTTCGAGGATTCAACCGTTTTGCTTAACAGTTTTGACAATATCCATAATCGGCAATCCCTGCGTTGCGTAAAACCGCCGATTAGTTTTACAAGAGCAAATCGCTGTCCGTCTTGGATTTTAGTTTCGGGAGTCATTTTTTCGGCCTGTTTTCATAATAATCATATGCAATCTTAAGGCCAAGCACAAGACTAATTATAAACACCACCAACAGCCAAAATGCAAACCAACCGCTACTTATTGCAAGTATCATTTTTTATTTCTCCTTTAACTTAGATGCCAAAATAGCATTACCACAAGTTATTCTGCTTTCGTCTTCTTCCCTGCTTGGCACGAACACCAAAACGTCATATCCAGCGGACACAAGTTCACTTTCGGCGGTTTTATACGGCGCGTAGTTTGTATATCCATTATCGGTATGTAGGTTGTTTTCTTGGCACGTCATTGTTTCGTGCATTGGTGTAATTTTGCACATAAATTTTTCAGGCGATAATTTGTCCGCCAATTTCCTGCCGTCTATTTCATACCCCGCCAAAATAAAATTCAGAGCATATTTTCTTCCTTTGGGCATTGGCAAGGAGTCTCCTAAATACCCAAGACTATCAAAATCAACCGAGTTGCCAGAAAACATTGCGTCCCTTTCCTTTTGAGACGTAGAATTTATACTTAATTGCAACCCTGCATCGCCCCTGAATAAATCATTTTTAATTTCACACCACTCTTGCAAAAACCGTAATAATTGTACGTTGTTTTTGGGCAACATTGTTGAAACTACGGGGTGAATAAGGACGTTGCCTATTTCGCCTTGAACATCTTTGCGGAGTCTCTTTCTTGTATATTCTATGACATTATTATTAAACGTAGGCTCTCCCATTCGGGCGTAATGTATGTTGAGCCGCTTTGTTGTTTTCGCCCCGCCGACCCTAAGGCCATTTACAACCTGCGAAGATAAATCATTAGAAGAAGCATTTATGCCCTTGCCAACTTTAGGAACATCGCAAAAGGTGCAGTTCATAGAGCAACCGTATTGAGTTGATATGGTAATAACCCATTTTTCTTCGAGGGGCATAATTTCGCCATTCGGGACACCATTTATTTCTTTGGTATGACCCAAAAAATCAGCTTTGATATTTTTGCCTTTGCCATAATCCCCAATCGACAAAAACTCTAATTCGCCATATTCGCCCTCGATTATACAAATTTTGCCTGTGGGAACTTTTATTATTTTCATTTTTTATTTCTCCACAAAATCTATCTTGAAATTATCAAAAGCTACTTGTGCAGATTTTACACAATCAAATATATCTATAATTTCAGCAGCCTGAATATCGGAAACGCCCTTATGGTCTTTCAGGGTCAATAAATATGATTGCACCATTTTTAAGTGATAGTCAGTCAGGTTGAATAGTTGATGTACTGGTTTAGGTTTAGCCATTTAACACCTCGAAATAAGTTCAGTTAATCTTTCTCCTGCTCTTTCATAATCGGCAAGGGCTTGGTCTAATTGACAGGCAAGGCAGATACGGTCTGCTATGTGTATGAGAAAGGGTCTGGGATAACAAGCTATGCACATTTTATCTTTGCCGTTCTTTTTCCGCCAATCCTTAATCGCCTTTTCGCATTGTTCACGGGTTGGGGTCATTATTCATCTCCAAAATCAGCTTCTATATTATATTCGGCTTGTGCTATCAGCTTTTTAAGCCTTGCACGTTTACGAGAATTTACACGGCGAAAGCCCTCTATTTCGTCCAGCGTATCGCCGTTCTGGTCTTCGTCATTCATTTTTGTTCCGCCAATCCCTGTCTGGTTCCGGTACATAAATCTGCCATTGTGTAGCCCAGAAGTTTCGGCAATCGTCAAAAAACTTCGCTGCCTCTTTGGTATTAGATTTCGACAATGTTATCCTTATGCCCTCTTCGTTATACATCGGGCAGGCTTGATACATATATTCGCATAATAAATCAGCAGTTATCGCTATTCCTGTCGGGTGCGGAGTTTTTAATATAAAAGACGTATCGTAGCCCCTGTCGTCAAGTTCGCTAACTACCGTTGCAAGGGCAAGCCCCCAGATAGCACCTAACTGACTTTGGCTCTTTGACGCTCTCGGCACGGACAAAGTTTCTTCCATAATCGTATCGTCTTTGTGCCTTGCGATAAAATCTTTCCTCGCCTGATTAACAGCCGGAGGAAAATATAGAACGCCGTCTTTTATTTTTCCTACTGATTTCATATCCTTGTATTGCCCTTTTAATCCTGTGGCGGAAAGGGGTTGCCGTCGTCAAGCGGGTCGGCCTCCATCGGCTTTTCGCCTGTTAAGATATACTGTTCAAACTTTATCGCTGTGTCGATAACGTCCAAATCGGTAATTTCCTTGTTCTCTGCAAATAAAGTACAGGCCGATTTCAATGCGCTTTCTCGAACGATATAAGCGTCATTGCTGGATTTGGGTTGGCTTGGAGCAGACTGCTGTTGCGCCGAGGCTTGCGGTTTCGGTTGCTGACTGACGGTTGCCGTGCTGTTCCAAAAGCCCGAATAGGCCATACCGTTTTGCCCCTGATACGGAGAAAGGTTAAACGACAATCTCTGCCCCAATTTAGATACGTCAAGGGGCGGATTGTTGCCCTGATGAATACTGACCTGATGTTGTTCGCCCGTATCATCGACAATCTTTATTGCCTGAAACGGCTTATTGGTTCTGGACATTTTGTTCGCCCCGATTTCCAATACCGTCGCAAACATAGTAGTATTCGTCTGCCTTTGGCTCTGTGGATTAAACGTGTTTGCCACTGCTTTAAAATTCATCTTTATTTCCTTTCATTATTCAAAAATGTAATTTACCCATTTATTTATAGCTTTTTGTATGTCGGGGTCGTTTGGGTCGTCAAACAAGCTTATTTGATTAGATGTAATTGCCGCACAAACCACCACACATTTAGTTCTACCCCTTGCTGTTTTATCCCAGTCCGACCTTGTATCTTGCTCTAATTCGGCGGAGGTATAATGCGGTTCATCTGGTTCAGATTGCGTGTGCCTTTCATATTCAGATACATAGAGCCTTGTCCCATCTGCGCCCTGCTGGATTTCGCCCGCTATGATTGTTAATGGTTCGTTTCTAATAAGCGTTTCAACCCCATAGCTTCTATGGACAAGTAAAATTTCGGCCAGTATTTCGCCGGTGTTATCGGCAAGGACAAATTCCTGCGTAGTTTCATCGCCTAATTGAGACCGCTTTTTAGTCTTTTTGATAACTACTTCGAGGTTGTGAACCTTTGCCCCTGTCTCAAGTTTCTGAATATGGCTGATATTCATTTTTTATTCTCCGTCCAGAATTTTTGGTTTTTGTTTCTTTGATTCCCTGCGCCATATACATTCAGGACAATACATTTGTTCTTTGCCTGTTTCGTCATCTTCATAAGGCTTAATAAAGTGTATGCAATCTTCTATCCCGCAATCATCGCATTTAATCCTTTTGGCTCGGCAAGTGTCCTGAGAATAGATGTTAGGACAGTTCATTTTTTGGCCGCCATAAGGTTTTGTGTTATTGTTTATCCACGGCGGAACGCCCATCGGATTTTTGTCGCCAAGTTGCATATATTCTTCTGGTTCATTCGAAGCTGTCGCAAGTATAGCTGTCCAAATTGCCTTGAAAAAACGGAGAAACCTGTTGGGCTTTTGCGGCTTCGGCTTGAATTGTTTTTCTAAATCGCTCATTTTATTTATCCTCCGGCAGATTGATTTTCTTGACTATATCGCCAAATTCCGGAAACACATCATACAGGCTTTCAACGGTATCGTTATTCATAATCACCTGCAAAATAGCCTTTTCTGTTTTTGAAAATTGAATACCTTGTTTAATATCTGCTCTTGTGGCTTTGCGGAAAGCAGAGGACAACTCTTCTTTGCTGTCGTATTTCTTGCTGTATCTGGTCGAAATCTGAAGCCCACAAACAGGACATTCTGCATAGTAAAAAATCTTTGCCGCAAGCTTACTATATGAATGCTGTATTTCTACTTCTCCCCCACAACCGCATATCAGTTTATCACTCATCTTGTCGCCTCAAAAAAATCTATTCACACTCTTCGCAATTACCGTAATCACAAGCTATATCAACGCATATCTTGATAAGTTCTTTGCGCCAGCCCTGTTCGTTTTCGCTTAAATCGTTATCGTCCATATAATCCAAGCAATCTCTTAAATCTGTTGTAGTGTTTTCAAATCTGCAATACGGCATATTACCCATTTTCACACCTCAAAAAAATAGACTGACCAATCCCTGTGTGCTTGATAAGCTGGGGGCTTGTCCAGAAAATTGGCCAGTCAAATTTAAGGAATCAAATTTTTTTAACTTATCAAGCATTATGCCCCGTATTATAGCAATCATTTTTTAAAAGTCAAGAGAATAATAAAAATTATTTTTTGTTCTCAATAACCGCTATGCCTACTATAATCCAGATTTCGGCAGATGCGCGTTTATAGAACCATCCAGAATTCATATTTAAGTCTCTGCATAGTACCTCGACAGCATTGTTCCAATCATTGCCAGATATATCTACGGCCATATCTCTTAGGGCAAACGCAATTTCAGGCAATTTAACATTCCGGTAAAAATATATTTTCCTTTTTAGCGGTTCTTTTTTCATATCTATTAACATATCGGCGGTGTCTGTTATGCCACAAACAACGTCTATTACACAATCAAACTTAAAAATTTGTTCTCTAAAATCTCCCGATGCTGCGTTTTTGTAAACATCAAACAATGAATCAATTATTTTTTTCATTTTTCAATCCAATATTCTTTTATTCTATATCCGTTTCGTACTACCCATTTATCAACTACGTTATAACCACGCTTTCTTATCCTTGCTATGTAATGGCGCAGTTCAGGGGAGTGAAACCGTCTCCAATAATCGCCTACGGTTAGTTTTTCGCCCCTCATTAAGCAGTCAAGGATATTGCTTTCGTGGCCTTTTGTGTCAAATAATGTAGGGGTCATTTTACGCTCGCTTTCATTCTCTTGTCCCAATCTTTCATATATCTCTGCATAACAGCTTCCTGCCAAGCCTCTAAAGTTTTTTCTCCGATAATTCCGTCCACTTCAATATCATAGCCCAAATCTACTAATTGCTGTTGTATCTCGAAAGTAGTAGGTATTTCAGCCTCTTTTACAGGCCAAAGCCAAAAAGCAGAAATCCAAATTGAAACCCCTGCGGTCGTAATAATAATCCAGCAGTATTTGATTATTGAGCCGAGAGTTTTCATTTTTCCGCCTCGATTTTTGTTTCTATTTTTTTTAAAACAAGCAAAATTTCTTCAAGTATCACAGAAGAGTCCCTGTTAATTTTATTATTTAATTTGTGCATAGTGGGTTTTATTTCTTGCAATCTCAATTCTATACCTTGAAATTCCTGAACAAGTTTAGAACGAGTTTTACTCCAGACGCCCTCGGCAATTTTGCCTCTATTGGAGTCCATTTTTCCTTTGGATAATTCCGCTTCAAGCTCAGTTCTGCGTTTTGTTAGCAATCTTCTTTCTGTTTGCAATATTGATAATTGTTGCTCGACAGGCAACCTCGCTGATTCTGCCGTATATTGCGACACATCTACCAATACTTCATTGGTTTGCGGTTGTCCTTCTCGTTTCATTTTTCAGCCTCAATTTCTGAAAGAAGTTGCTTGGCGAAAACAGTATCATTGTAGTTTGCAGTTTTACACAACGTCTTAATCATTTTGACCAGCCTGTCGTGATAATTAACAATGTCAATAATTTTATCTACTTCTTTTGTTTTGCAAATATGTGTCGCCACGACATTGCCGTTAAATTCTAAAAATCCTCTATCTGGCGGCGCGTAGGAAAGAGTAAATGTTAATTTGTTTGTTCTTTCACTCATAATCTTATCCTTTCTAAATATAAGAGCCAATAGGCAGGATTGTTTCATACCTGCACCAGTAATCCAAGACGGCCTTAGCTTTGTTTAACCGCTTGGCAATCTGTTTCCCCAGCCTACAAAGCCTCAAGATACATTAGTGGCAAGGGGCGTCTTATTCCGCCACTATCGGCTCTATTAACTTTTAAAAATGCTGATGTCGGGAATTCCACCCTGTCGTACAGGCTTTCCACTTCTGATGTACACCAGACGTATTCACCTGCCTTTTAGCGACTTTCACGCTCCCAGCGTATTAACTTTTTAAAAATGGCGGGGGCGGGATTGCCTACTTACTGCCTTGTGCGACACCCGCTAATAAGTGCGCTACTTATCACCACGCCGCCCCGCCTCAAATCTTATTTAAAAGAGCAAAAAATGGCGGGCGGCCGAGGAGAGAAACCGCCACGCCGAGGAGGACATCCCTAAAAGGATGCTTTTATTTCAGTTTCAATTTTTCTTTTTAATATCCTTATTCTATCGCCTTTTTGTGCTTTCATTGTTTCTTTTCCCTATGTTCTTTTAGTTCTTTTTTCAACTCGCCTTTGTCTTCCAGTTTTTGTTTTAGTGCGCCCTGATAGTGCCATTTAAGAATTACAGATGTTGAACACCCGAAGATTGTGCATAATTCTTCAAGCGTATGGCCGTACTGTTCCCTGTAAGCACTAATGTTTTTTCTCGTCCGCTTTATTGATTTTTTAATTTTCATAGACATATTTTATAAACTTTATAAACTTTGTCAATAGAAATCTTTTCATTTTTTTATAATTTTTACAAAGGCTTATCAGGACTGAATTTATGGTTAAAGAATTTTTAAGGAAAAATAATTTAAGAATTTTGTTGACATTTAGAAAGTTCTGGCGTAGTATAATAATGTAGAAGAGTAATTGACTATTTGCCGTTGGCTTTTATGCTTCCTTGCAGGCTGACGGCAAGAATTGAATGCGACATAAGTTGCTATGACATAAAGGATTGCAGCGTTGTTAATAGGATTTAGATAGAATTTTAGGGCTTGTCTCTCTGGGACTTCTAACCGATTTTTCAGGGAGCAAGCCTTTTTTATTATAATTTGTTCAGGGTCTTGCCGTTTAGATAGAGCCTCAATCCGCAAAGCGGAATAATACAGGGAAAACGGCGGCAGCAGGGCTGATACAGACGACTGCAAAAAACAATCGGTTAGTAAGTGGCAAATAACGGAAACCACAGTTTGCCCCAGATTATTTATCTGGCCTCGATGTATGTGCCGTAGGCGGTGTTGACCGAACCTTTAAAATGGTGAAAGCATATACGGTTTTAAGCATACTGAACTCACTTTAAGCGGTATGACAAAAACTCCTTTTTTTAGGGGTTTTTGCGCACCAAAATCTACTTTATCGGTATGATAATTTTGAAAGATAATTATGGGATTGAACAAATTAAAGCAAACAAAGATAGATGATAGACGGCGTGAAGCCAATTATAGCAAAAGAGCTTTTACGGCTGAACCGAACGATACCGATACAGAAACGCCTAATTTGTTTGGCAAATGCTGTGGTGGCACACTATCAGAAAAACAGTATGCGGATTTAGTTTATAAAGCCTGAACCGCTTTGTTATATATTTAGTGAATTTTTTATGATTTACGGCGCAACATTAAGACAAACGCAACAGGAGGCAAGAAGAAACAGTAAGAAAATATCGCCAATTTTTGTCGATTATTTAGAATTACCGCCTGAAAATCCAGAAGAAGAACAATATCGGCGTTTTTTAATTGACTTGCAAAACAATCAAGACAGGGCAGAGCCTTGAGCGTAGAAAATATCAAACAATACATTTTTTTAACTGAAAATGAAATTGACAAACTGGCCGAAAAAGAGGGCTATGTTAATCTTATGGGCTTAAAAGACGCTTGCGAGGTATTCAGGCAAGCGATAGCCGACTACGAGAATTTAACGCAAGGGCGGGGCAAATAACAGCCCTGACGGGGCTTTTAAAAGTTTATAAGCTGGCCTTGAGCCAGAATTTTGGGGGCAAGGCTATTCGTGGCTGAACCCTGCCCCCGTTTAAGAGACTATTTATTTAACTGCCTTAAATCGCCTTCTGTCGGGTGGGTAGTATAATAAGGCTGTCCCCATTCCCGATATTTTGTATCGGTACACATAATCCTATACCAAGCATCATTGAGGGCGTAATTGCCGGAGTCGCCAATGTATCGGCCTACAATACTGTGAGGGTGTACGTTCTCCGGTTTTTCTTTTTTAAGACCTTTAATGTTGAATAAATCAGCCGCCAAAACTATAAGTCTTTTTTTCGCTCTGTTGAAAACGGTTTTTTTGTGTTGGATATAACCTTTGCCATTAGAAAAATCGGTATCTTTTGGTCTGGCGGGCAAGTCTTTCATAATGGTTGCGATTTTTTTTGCCTGTTCTTCATATTTGAGGCACTCGGCTTGTTTGGCAAATTCTTTTCCGTCATTTGATACATATTTGGTTATTTTTTTCATTTTACTTCCCTTTCATAAGATTTTAATATGGGGGACAACTTTGACAATCCATTGTCCCCCTTGTCCAAAGGCCGTTTATCAATTCGATTTACGCGCCTTTAATTCCAATTTATCCGATAGGTTCGGTATTTTGTCTCAAAAACAGCCTTATCGCCTAAATATGTTAAAAACAGCTTAATAGCTGTGTCAAGAAAGTCTTGCTCGGTCGAAACTGTTTTAAACGTGATATTACTGCAACCGCAAGGCATACGCAGGGTGTAAAAAACTATGCCGTCCTGTGTTTTTTGAGACAATTTAAACCCTTTTTTCTTAAAAAAATCTTTGTACGAACCTTTGAAATCAAGGGTTTTTTTGCGGAAATTCCACCAGTAAATAGTGATAGTTTCGTTAAGTATTTTCATCTTTTTTCCCTTTCTTATTTAAAGATTATTCTCTGCTTTTGCGATAATGCGACAATGTTTTCCGCCGTTTCTGACAACTTCATAATTGCCCGATAATACTGTGGGTCGGGGTAATCATCTGGATTTTCTGACAATCCCAGCACTAACGCCCTGCAAGCCCTTTCCAATTCAGTATTTACTTCCCGCAGTTTAACAATAGTATCAGCTTGCTTCAAACATATTCTTTTATAATCATCTATGGTGCAGGTAGTTTTATCGGCAAAAGGTTTATCTGTCATTTTGAGCCTCGCTTTCCCAATTTGTGTCCATTAAAGCCCTACGAGCGTCCTCAAGTTTATCGAGTAGTCGCTCACAATCGCCGATAACCATACTCAAACCAGTTTCGGTCAAGTCCTCAATTTCGACAATTTCATTATTGTTATTTACATCTACAATCTTAACTATTGGCATACTGGACATTTTTTAATCTCCTAATTTTTCTGGTTCACTGGTTAATTTTAAGATATTCGCTGCGTTTTGATATTTACAGGCTTTGCCTTTGAGGGCAATACTTTCTTTTTCTGACAATTCAGCAAGTTTTTCGAGTATTTCGATAGCCTGTTCTCTACCATATTGCTGTTTATACTGTACTGCTGTGAATTTTATAGGGTAGTCGGTCATTGGTTATGCTCCAACCGAACACTCTGCGTTTTGGGCGATATATTTTAACTGTTTCCTTGCCTTGTCGATAACTGCTTTATCGGGAGTATTGGGCGAACAACTTATCCATATTCCGACTTCAAGTCCTTTAAATTTAACGTATTTCTGGTACATTTTAATCCTCACTTTCTAAATTTAAATTCGGGTAATATCTAAAAAATAACCATTGTCAAGTTCGTCCGCCATTCGTTTTCCTGTCCGTCGCGCGTCTTTTGCCGATGTTGCCTCTACTATTTCGTATTTGTCGTCCAATCTGCCGTAGGGGAAACGGGGGTCATCAATTCTTTGTCGCAAATGGACTCTAAATTTTTTCATTATCATTTTTATCTTCACTTTCTATAAATACCATATATTCCTTAACTTAAGATACAATACAAACGCAGCGAATAAGAAGATTAAATCCATAAGACGGCTAAAGTGGTAAAATCTCATAAACAAGACCTATTTCGCCTTTGCAATCGTCATCGTCAATAAGACCGTTCCTTAACAGTTTTCCGGCCTGTCTATGCCAGCCAGCAAGATATTCATAATCTTTGTTCTCAAGATAGTATCTTTTTTTGCGATAATACATTGTTGATCCGTCAGTCATAATATCTATTTCCTCTTGTTTTTCGTCGCGCGGTTCTCCTGCTATAATCTCTTTTTCTTTTTCCGTTAAAGGTCTTGAGCCGGAGTTATAAATTGTTGCTGTTTTGCCGTCATATTCTAACAAAGACGCTTTTGGCCAGCCCAAAAAACTACCTTTTGGTGCAGTTTCGCAAGCGGATAATTGAACGCCAGTAGTGTTTTTCGATACCACAAATCGCTCAATTCCGATATTGGTTTTTACTTTGTCAAGCCAGCGATATTTCAAAATCATTTTCCGGCCAATAACTAAATCCCGCTTAAAATCTGCTAAAGTTTTCATTTTTCATCCCTTCAAATAAGGTTAATAATTATCTTTTATTCAATTCTGCCGTGAACAGCGCTTCAGCTTCTTTTTCAGTATAACCGATATACAATCTGTGGAATCGGTATCCGTCAATCATAGTGCTGATAGTTAAGCTGCCGTCTGTATTTTTTGTGATAGTGTAGTCCATTTTTTTAACTCCTTCAAATAAGGCATAATTGCCATAATATAAGTATATGCGAACCGTGTGCCAAGGTTTCAGCGGAAAGCATAATTCTTTAAAAAAGATAAAAAAGTTATAACCAAAGCAATTATAAAGACTTATAAATCTTGAAAACAATGTTAAGATAGGTAGTTCAGTGGGAGTTTAACGGCGTGAATAAAAACCACAACAAAAACATTAAAAAAATAAGAATTATGTTGACAAACATCAACATCGGGCGTATAATAAATAAAGAAAGTGCAATAACAGATTAAAAACAAGGATGTTAAAATGTTAATCTTGAGGCAAAAAATCAACATCATCGGCGGCTGATAAAATGAACTACAAAAAACAAGCTATAAAAGACGATAAACGGCATAAAAAGGTCAATGGTTATCATAATAATCACCTCCAAATAAAAGATAAGATATAAAAGCATAAAAGGCAAATAATGAATAAAATGTCTAAAGAAAAAGCGATAAGAATTGCCAGAGAATTTATGTCTTTAGGAGGCAAGACAGAAGATAAGGGAAAAGCACTTCTAAATCTTGGCTATAAAAAAAGTTATGCCTTAGGCGGCAGAGGTATGAAACTGTTTGAAAAGGAAGATGTAAAAAATGAGGTAAATAGATTAAGAGCTATTTTAAAGATAGATGCCGACAAAAAGATGATAAATGTGCAGGAAAAATTCTTACAAGGTGCTGAAATTGCGTTAAAAAAGCAGGATTTAACTAATTATAACCGTGCTTATGAGAATATCGCAAAGATTCAGGGTGATTACGAGAAAGATAATTTGCAAAAGGTGATTGAACCGCAAGTTGTTATGTTCAAAGACGTTATAAATGAAAGGAAAGATAATGAATTGTAAAGAATGCGGAAAAGAGCTGGAACAGGTCAAAGGCAAGGAGCAGAAGCAGTATTGTTCTGATAAATGCCGCAAGCGTTTTCAGCGTAAAAACAAGGATAGTGCATTTTTATCTCAAAAACAGGGCTTAGAAAACGCGCCAGAATCGGCTACAATCGACGAACTCCGGACAGATGATACTCAACATAGGACAGATTTAACTCCGGACAAAGGAACATCAAACACTGAACAGATACTAAACTGGGCGCAGCCTGATTGCCAGTGTAAACACTGCCGGAACGTACATAAGACAAGGCCAGAAGCAAGGCTCAATCACGGTAGTTATATGACAGCCGCCGAACTCGAACAGAACGGATACAAATATAACAGAGTATCACTGCCCGGCGACAAAGACTACAAAGGTATTGCACTCGCCAGTTAAATAGGTTTCAAACTTATGATATTATTACTAATCATAAACAGATTAAACCAATTTGCACAGGACTACGGCAAGCTGATGGCTTTTGTCAATTATGGCTATTATATCCAACAGTTAAAAGAAAATCAAACTAATGATAATGTTAAACAAAATTTCAGGACAGGGGGGAGTACCCCGATGTTTTCAAACGGCGAAATGCCTGAACAGCCTTTCCCATTCCCGTACCATTTTGAGAATTGCCGACATTTTTTAACCAGATTTGGAGATTAGGATTATGAATAGATTTTTTATATTTTTGTTGATTTTGGTTTTGGTAGGTTTAAGTTTAGGCACTACAACTGTAACGAGTGATAGGAAGGCTGGTATTAGTGGTTATGACATTGTTATTGACAGTAACGAGTCTTCTGACAGTGAGGTTTTGCACACACGTCCTATTGAGGGTAATTTGCAATGGATAGGTTTGATTGCTACTGGTACGGACGCTAATGGTGTGGACGTTAGTTTGGTTGACGAGGACGGTTTTGTTTTTTACGATAATAGTTCTATGGACGCCAATGACATTCACGTTATAAGCATATCTGACGTTGACGGCAATCCTTACGGTGGCGCTGATGTAACTTCTCGTTTTACGTTATCTTGGAGCGGCAATGCTTACACTACTATACGGTTTAAGGTTCATATTAAGGAATGATACCTAACGAGCGATTTATTACTGGTTTGAGTGGATATAGCCGAGATGTCCTTGTTGACTTTGACAGGGGTATAAATCGGTTTTATATGCTTGAATGGCACAGGAGGGCGAGGAAGACCACTCTTGCGGTGAATTTATTGGTTCGTGAGGCTTTCAGGAATCCCAAGGGCAAGTATTTATATATAGCTCCCACACAGGTTTGGGCGAGGAATGTTGTTTGGGACGACCCTACTATGTTATGGGACGCTTTACCTGACAAGAGGGAGATGAGATGGGAAAAGAACGAGCAGCGAATGTTGATTACGTTTGCCAATGGTTCTATGATAAAGGTTTGCGGTTCTGACGAGCCTGACGCTATAAGGGGCGTTGATTTTGACGGCGCTGTTCCCGACGAGTTTTTTCTTCATCGGTTTGAGATTTGGACTGATATTTTAAGACCTATTATGTCTGGTGAGACCAAATCAGGCCGTGATAGGCGTAGGTGGGTAATGTTTCTTTATACTCCTAAAGGGTCTAATCAGGTAACTGCTATGTTTGACCGTGCCGCCTGTCTGTCTGATACTGGTGTTTTGCCTGTCAACGGCATTCCTGACAAATGTCTTCCTGAATGGTATGTTTCCCGTCTTGACGCTATGCACAGCGGTATTATAAGTCCCGAGGAACTTGCTGTAGTTAAGAAAGAAGTTGACGACGGTATAATTCCGTTATCCAAGTATGAATCTGAGTATTTATGCAAGCGGGTTACTAACGAAGAAATGACTATGATAACTTCTTCTGATTTGGAGAGGTTAGCCACTGTCAAGCGGGACAAGAGTCCCGCAACTCAATTTAACCGTATTGTAGCTGTTGACCCTGCCTTTGGCGGCGATATTTGCGCAATTAAGGGCATAGAGAACGGCGAAGTTAAGATAGAGAAGAATTTAAAATTAGACTTAACTCCTGAAGTTGTTTCCGAGTGCAAGTCTGTTGCCCGTGAGTTGGGTACTATGAATTTCATCGTGGACTGTATTGGTAACGGTAAGGGTGTTGCTGACGGCTTGAAGAATGATGTCGCCGGATATGACGTTCAGTATTTCCAGTCATCCGGCGGGTCTGATAACGACCAGTATCATAATATGAAAGCCCTTGCTGTTTCTTATTGCGCTCAGCAGATAAAGAAATGCAATATCCCCCCGATAACTAATCCTGAAATTAAGAGACAGCTTATAGCATTAAGCAGGTACAGGATACAGCCTCAAAGCGGTAAGATAATCTGTATTTCAAACGACGACGTAAGAAAGAATCTTGGCTGTTCTCCAGACCAAGGGCTTGCGTTTATTTATGGTATATGGGGACTGAGAAAAGCTGAAAAGAAGGCTAAGATTCAAAAGTATGTATCTTCGGTTATTTCCAGCCCGTATGATAATAAAGTATTAACTCGTGGATTAAAATAGGAGGCCAAATGGACACAACGGACGGCCCGCTGTTAATGCCGGCTTTATTAGTAGGCGGTATGTTTGCCACCCAAGCTATGTCCAGTCAGGGCGGTGTTAGTATGCCCTCTGTTGAGGCTGAAAGCGGCAAGAAAGTAACTGCGAAGCCTGTAGAGCAGATTTCTGAAAAAGAGAAAATAAATAAACGGCTCGCCGCTTCTATGCTTACCAGAGATTGGGGCAAACTAACGCTCGGAACAAAAGGACTTCTTGGACTTGGAGGTCAATAGATGTTTGAAGACCTGACATTGTACGACAGATTACTGGACAGGATTTCCCAGCGCACTATTGTTTACGATAAGTTCAACAGTGCAAGAGATACTATCGCCACATATTTCAGGCCGGATTTGGGTACTGAAGTCAATAAGGACGGCGAGTTTTTCGGTTCGAGTATTTACGAAGGCACTCCTCCTTGGTCTGCCCGTGTCTTTGCCACAGGTTTTCAGGGTACTACTATTAGTGCGAATATCGACTGGATTTCGTATGTAATGAAAGAGTACGAACTGAGGGGCATTGACGAACTCGATATATGGGTTCAGGAGATACGGGAGTATATGACTTCCGTATATAGAGACTCTAATGTTTACGGCGTCTGGCCTCAGTTTACTTTAGACGCTGTTACGATAGGCTCTCCAGTGATGTTCATAGAGGAAGACAACCCTGTAAGCGGTATAATAAAGTTTCTGCCCGAATATTACAAAAATGCGATTTTATTTTATAACAAGTTTAACGAGCCTAACGGCGTAATAGTAACGGATAAGAACTGGACTGCCCAGCAGATTTACGATGAGTTTATCGTTAAGGCCGAGCCGAATCCGAACAAGAGAAAAGCATTAAGAGAAAAGGTGTTAAGTACCGCTCTGAACTCCGCCCTCGATTCCGGCCTGCACAATCAGGAATGGTCTATGATTCGTGCTGTGTTCAGGATAGACGATGACATATTTAATAAACTTCCCAAGAGGGCTGGTAAATGGTTAAGCGTATATTTCGAGAAAGACACTGATAAGGATAAAGACAAACCTCTGAGGGTAATGCCTTATTTTTCAAGGCCATTTATAGTTTGGGACTATGACAAGAAACCTTACGAGGCGTTATCGAGAACGCCCGCTTACGACGCTATTTACGATTGTCTGTCTTTGCAGCAGGTTCATAAGAATTATCTTGAGAATGTCCAGTTAAAGAACAGGCCGCCGAGAGTTGTTCTTGCGGATATGATGAACAGGATTAAATTCACTCCTGAGGGCATTACTCCTGTCAGTGAGGAAGAATACGAAAGACCGCCGAAGGCTCTGGATTTGATAGGCGATTTGGCTTATAACGAGAAACTGTCTGCGGCCTTAGTTGAGGCGTCTAAGAGGCATTATCACGTTGACCAGTTCTATATTTTCTCTCAAATAGCGATGGGGAAGAAACAACCTTTGACGGCTACCCAAATTTGGCAAATGGCAGGCGAGAAAGCTACGCTATTAAGTCCTGCAATCGAGTCTCACAGCAGGGCAATGGCCGATATGGATTCAAGGTGTATGGACATAGAATACAGGGCGGGGCGCGGGCCGTTTGCGCCTGATGTTATGGAGAACATAAAAGATATAATTTTCTCTAATTCAAAAAAACCGCCGAAGTCAATCGGCATAATGCCTCAGTTTATGGGTCTTCTCAACAGAGCGCAGAGAAGCCAGCAGTCTCTTGACCCGATACTATCCACCTTTGAGGCGGCCACTCCTCTGTTTCAGTTGTTCCCTGATTTGAAATTTGCAGTAAAGGGATATGACACTTTTGAATCTATCTGCAAGGCCACTGGCTTTGAAATGAAGAACCTTGAGACCAAAGAAACGTATATGGAAACTGTTGATATGGTAAACCAGCAGAGACAGCAGGACGCAGAAGCGGCCAAAGCGGTAGAGATAGCGAAAGCCGCAAAAGGCGTTAGCGGAAAAGTGGAAGAGGGTTCTGTTTTAGGACAGTTAATGGGAGCGGCTAATGAGTAAACAAGATATGCTTAAAAGGGCTTATGCCGACGCAGGGCGGGGCTTTATGGCCTACCGCCTTGAGAAATGTTTTAGATTGATTAAAACTCAGGAAGATATTGCTATTCATAATGACGTTATGGAGGAAATATTTGAAATGTTAGGCGAGAATAAATGGCCTGAATTGATAAACAAAATGGCGGAGTTAATGTACGACCCGCCCAAGAAGAAGTTAATGACTAAGTTTTCAGAATGGATTTTAATTTTAGCACGGAAAGGAAAGTAAAAAAATGAGTGAAGAACCTATTACAACACCAGAAAGCGGAAATCAACCACAAGGAACTCCTGCGCCAGACAAGCCTTGGTACAAAGGCATTATAAACGAGAACCTAAACACTCCCGAAGCCGAACAGGTGTTATCTCAATATAAGACCGTTGAGGACGCTCTTGTCGGCGGTCTTGAGGCCAAAAAAGCGGTTGGCAGGAAACTTGAGAATGTTATACAAAAACCCGTAAAAGGTTCGCCTGCCGAGGAAATTACCAAATACCAAAAGACTTTACTCAAAGAACTCGGTGCGGTTGAAACTGAAGAAGAACTGGCTGATGTTAATTTCGCCGAAGGACTGCCCGAAGGTGCACCTGTCGATGAGACTCTTGTCGGTATGTATAAGAAATTCGCTATCGAGAATGGCATTCCCAAAAGTATGATTGGCAAGAACGTGGCGTTTTATAATCAAATGATGGCTCTCGCCAAGCAGGGTTATGAGAAAAATCTTTTAGCCGAAGTAGAAGAGGCAAATAAGTATTTTGTGGAACATTACGGTTCTGAAGAAGAAGTCGCTAAAAATAGAGAACTTGTAAAGCGAATGTTCAGGACGAGTTTTGGTCTTTCAGAGGCGGAGTACGAACAGGTTGGAACAGAACTTGCCGATACAGGTTTTATCAGGAAAAAAATACTTGGAAGAATTCTGATGGATTGGGCGAAAGAAAAGGTTCAGGAAGACAGTTCTGCCAAAGGTCAGGGCGGCGGCACTCCTCCGCCCGAACCGCCTAAGAAGATGACTGTTGTAGATGAACTTTCCAAAACAAGCGCGGTTTTAGGGTGGAAAAAATGATTAAGAACATAATCAAAAACGAAAAATCAGTTAAGTTTGAGTTTTCTGTAAAACTTTCAGATATTGGCAATGTTCCTAACACTAATTTGGCCGTATGCCAGATTTTCTTTAATGATTTTAAGGAGTACGTACAACGAGAATATAATATAGAGAACTGTAATGACGGTTTTTTCAATCAGTTCAAAGAGAGCATTCTCGGCGAAGATAAGACAATTAAAAAGTTCGCAGTTATTGAAAAGGATAAAGTTTTCTATGAATATAGAGCCTGTTTTGAAATAGAGACGCCTCCTGCGGAGGAAAAGTTGATACCGCCGACGGAGATACCGCCAGTCGAAACAGAACCTCGCGCCCCGCAAGGGAAACCGCATAAAAAGAAAAAACCAAGACACCGTACTTAATAAGTGCGCCTTGTGCTTGCCGTAAAGTGCGGCAACTCGGCACAGTTCTAAAGTGCAAGGACGAGCCTCGAAAGAGACACCTCTCCGAAATGGTTAATTGTTAATATTTGCTATTAAGGAGTTTAGACTATGGCAACAAACACACTTGTTACGATAGGCAATATTTATGATGTGTTGAAATTCAAATTGCCTAACGGGTCTGCTGTTGATAATGTCGTTAATACTCTCGTTGAGTTTGACGATTTTTCAAAGTATGTCCCCGCTTTTCCCGCTAATAACGGGCTTACACATCACGGTTTAAGAACTATTCAGCTTCCTACCGGCTACTATGTAAATGTAGGCGGAAGTTGGAAATCGTCCAAATCAGAGTACGAACCGTTTGTAGAGGCTTTAGCTACGATACGTTCAACGTATCAGGCGCCGAAGGACACATTCACTACCGAAAAAGCTGAAATAGGTCAGGCGAGATTGCGGTCTGAAAAGAGTAATCATATAACTATGATGAATCAGGCTGTAACAAATATGCTGATTGGCGAAAGCGCAGCCGAACCTAAAGGAGTTGCGGGTCTTATGAACCGTGCGCCTTGGAACGTCCTTGATAATTCGTTCACTTTCGGTTACGGCGGTACTGGAACTGACCTTAGAAGTTGCTGGTTGATGAAGCCCGGACTCAACACTATTCACACTCTTTACAACGGCAATCACCCGACTCTCGGCGTTGAAATGGAAGACAAGGGCGAGCAGCTTGTTGACGGACTCGGTGATAATAGTGATGAACACCGCTGGGACATTATGATTGAGTTTATGGTTCAAAAAGGTATTTGCATAAACGATATGACTGCTGTCAAGAGAATATGCAATGTTCCTTGCGGGACGAGTGATGCGCCCGGTCAAGACCTTATTGACCTTATTATCGAGGCTTCTATTATTAACGCCCCTAAAGCCGCTATTATGGAAGCTACTGTTAATGGTTCGGTTACAGAAATGGCCGCGCCTTGGCTGTTATTCTGCGACGAGAGACTTTATGCTAAACTCGTTATCGCAGCTAATAATAAACTTTTCGTGTACCAGTCTGAAGACAACATTTACAGAACAAGACTGCCTATGATTGGTGCTAATATAATCATTTTAAGAATGGACGCGCTCAACCACGCAATCGGTTCGGGCGAGACCGAAGTAAGTTAAGGAGTATTACAATGATAAAACCAGAATTAGGCGATTTATCAGTTGCGCAGGCTCTTACGGCTGGTGCTACGGACTCTACTAATGTGATTGACCTTCAGGCGGTAAATTACGCCGGCCTCACAGATTTGTGGATAGTAATTGATACTGCTGTTGCCGCTACCGGAGACGGTTCGGACACTTTTGATTTTTCTGTCGTGGTTTCGGAAGAAACGACTCTCGACACGAACTTTGAAGTTGTGGCGGTAAGAATTACGGGCTATGCAGATGCCAGACTTGCGACAGCAGGCAGGCACATTATGGCCTTGAATATAGGCAAGATGATTAGAGATATTGCAAGCTCGACCAAAAGGTATCTTGGTGTAATTAACACTATCTCTGATGGTGCTACGCTTTCGGTAAATACGATGGTTTCAAATAGTGAACCGCCGTCTCTTTACCATTCGCAGGTAGTTACATCTAACGTAGATTTACCAGAATAATTTTTAATGGGGTGGGCGGTTATTTCCTTTACGCCTGCCCCGACCTTTAAGGAGTTTAAAATATGAAAAAATTTATAGCGTTAATAATCATAGTTATATGTTCAGTGAGCTTCGGTGCATTGACGTATGACGCTGATTATTATTTAGAACATTTACAGCAGGTTGGGAGCGGGTCTAAGAAATACGACACCCTCTATCTCATTTTAGATGAGTGGGCGGGCGTTCTCGAAGACTGGACTCTTGACGGCGGCGATACTATCACGTTTGACAACGGCCTAACGATAGATAACGCCACAAACAACGTAATGGAGTGGAACGAAAACTCCGATGAATTAAAGTGGACTTTCGGCTCTAATACCATTGCGCTGTCAAGCACCGATGTTACTACGTTCAGTTTCGGGACTTTGGTTGTCGATTTAGACCAGCTTAAGGTTGCCTCGACTACTTATACGCTCCCCGCTACCGACAGTACTGGTACGCAGTATCTTGCCAGTAATGGTTCTGGTGTACTTTCTTGGGGCTCTCCGAGTTCTACATTTACCGGAGGCAACATCACGGCGGATTGCACACTAAACGCTGACGGCATAGATATTCTTGCCGATACTACTACTGCACATACTTATTCTATCGGCGTTTATGACATTGACGGTGTTGCTTATACCGATGTTCTTCGATGGACAAACGGAGATGTTCCGGATATAGCTGTTGGGTCAGACACAAGCTCATTTGCTTTAAATTCAACTACTATTGATATTGCTGCCGGTGCTATTTCCGGAGTAACCACTATTAGCACAAGCGGCACTGCGACAATAGGCGGAGATGCCACTATAACTGGCGCGCTATCCGCTGGTTCGTGGAATATCGGCTCTGGCGCGTTTACGGCTACCGGAGCGGTTACTTTAGGCGATAATACATCAACGGTTGTAATCAATTCCACTGCTTTTGACGTTACCGCTGGTGGTGCTGTATCAGGGGTTACTACTCTTGGTATGAGCGGCGACCTTACTAATAGCGGCGGTGATATTTTGTTGTCTAACGGCAAGGGCGTTAAAGCAAGTACGACCACAGCGCAGAGCGTTGGCGTATATGGTTACGACACAGACGGCGCGTACGTTGGCGCGCTTGTTATTACAAATAGCGCAACGCCTGCCACTGTGTTAGGCAATGCTAATGGTACAACGGCTATAGCGTCTTCTGATTGGGCTATTTCAACCACTGGTGCAATGACGGGCATAGACGAATTGACTATTAGCAACGCAACGCCTTCTATCAATCTCAATGATAGCGACGCTACTGATGGCGATGACAATGTAATTCTTGCTGTTAATGCTACCGATACTGGAAGCGGTTCGGAAGATGTCGATTTAACGATAGCACAGCAAATCGCAGGCACTTCAAGAACAGTTGCTACTTTTGACGCTGACGGGAATATCACTTTTGGTTATGGTACGCAAAACCTCGTTTCTACTGCTGATGTTGTTGTTACCGGAAGTGATTTAACGCTCGGTACTGCCGGTGTTAAACTCACTGGAGACGGTGATGGGGCTATTACGTTTTTAAGTCTTGGCGACGGTTCAACGGAAGATTTAACTATCAACCTTGACGATACCGCTAATACCGCTGTTTTTTCTTCAACCACTGGCGTTGATACTTTTACATTTACAGGTATTGGTATTGATACCGATACGGTAGATGTAACAAGTGCGACACCGCAGATTACGCTTAAAGACACCGATGCTGCCGCCGGAGATGATAACTTTTATATCTTGGCTGCCGCTACGGATACAGGCGCAGGCACAGAAGATATTGACGTTTCGTTATTCCAGCAGGTTGCAGGCGCAGACCACGATTTTATCGTGTCTGACGCAGACGGCCATTTGACTCTTGATTCTGGTGCGGGCAATATAGTGATGACCGATACGGTAACATTTACAGGTGGGCAGACTAAAATGGTAATGTTCGACCCGAAAGTAGTTGCTCTTGACGGTACTGCACCGCCTACACTTGGCGATATTGGTACTGACGGTCAGACTCAGATTTCAGCTTTGAAATTTGACGCAGACGGCGGCGCGACTGGTGATGATGTCGCTTATATCTCTTGGAAAGTGCCTGACGGATATGTAACCGACTCTGCCAGATTGAATGTATGTTATACGTTCGGTGCGGCGGAAGACGCGGCTGATGAGGCGCAGTTTGATTTTACTGTTAATGCTGTCGCTGCTGGCGAGGCTCTTGACGCTGCCGGTACTGCTTTGGCAGACCAAGCAACGGTTATTGCGGACGCAAGCACGGGCGAAGGCAAACTTTACATCACGCAGTACAATATCGAAGTTGAAACAATCGCAGTTGATGATTTAGTTACCATCGAGATTGCCGTTGACGAAAGCGAATCTGCGTTGTCGGCTTCTGGCACGCTTGACGTTCTTTATTTTGAAATTGAGTACGAATCAACAGAGTAGTTTAATAAGGGGCGGGTTCGCCCGCCCTTATTTTTAAGGTGTATTATGACTGAAACTGAAATAGCCAATCTTGCTCTTATCAAGGCCGGAGGCGCAGGCGACCAATCAAGCGGCGCGGGCGTGATTGTCGACATAAACGGCTCTGACGTTATCTCTCAGATTTGCAAAATCCTTCTTCCTGTATACAGGAAAAAGGTTATTGCGGACTTATCTGCTATCAAATGTGTGCCAAGAGAGGCCATAAGATATAAGGATTTGGGTGCTGCGTTAAGTTCCGCTTCTTTACCTGAAATCGGCGAATGGCAGTATGCGTTTAATCTTCCTTCCGACTGCCTTGCGCCTGTAAGACAAATCAGCGAGGCTTATTTACTGGACAGTACTAAAGATATGCCCGAATACAGATTTGGAACAATAGCCAACAAAACGGCGACAGGTATAATTTTTCTGACTAACGACCTGACAAATGCAGACGAAGATTCGGCGTTTATAGAATACGCCATTGATATTCCCAATCCCAAGGCGTGGAGCGAGTCTTTAAAACATTGTATTATAACTCTATACGCCGCCGAACTTTGCCCGATGATAGGCAAAAAGGCCGAACAGAGAACAGCTTTACTTGCCGAATATAAACAGTTGACTTTGCCTGATGTTAAGAAATTTATATCGTCATCTTATAATAATTTTGCAAAAACAATACCTGATTACAAGGGCGGTAGAAATTGATAAAAAAAATTGCACTTATTCTTATACTTGCGTCTATTGGATTATGTTATAGTCCGTCAATAACATCGCTTAACACGGGACAGATAACGCCTCTTTTGGACGCAAGAAGCGATTTCCCCAAATACGCTTCGTCCTGCCGTATTGCCGAGAATGTTTTTGTACTTACGCACGGCCCGATAACGAGGCGGTCTGGCACTAAATATATCGCAGAAGCCAAAGAACCTAACGCTATTTTAATACCATTCGAGTTTTCTACTGGGGACACTTATATCATAGAGGCCGGAAATCTTTATATGAGATTTTATAGAAACGGCGCTGTTATTCTCGACGGTAACGACCCTTACGAGATAACAACTACTTTCGACGGCAATGAAATACCGTATCTTCGATGGACTCAATCCGATAATACTATGTTCATAGTGGACGGCACGGACGAGCCGCAAAAACTCACCAGAACAGGCCATACAGACTGGACGATTACGGACGCAAACATAACAACCGGCCCGTTTCTGCCTGCGAATACCGAAGATATAAATATTGTGCCGTCAGATACTACCGGAACTATAACTCTAATGGCGAACTCTGATATATGGGACGCCAACCACGTCGGGGCATTGTGGGAGATTAGCCAGCCGTTATCATCAGTTTCTTATACTGGCACTTTAGACGCTAACGAATCGTCTTTGCAAACAGCATATTTTAAAGGCGCATACGGATTTACAACGGAGGGTACTTGGGTTGGAACGGTTACTCTTGAAAGAAGCACTAATGGAGGAGTAACGTGGAGTCCGGCTCTTAGCCCCTTAACAGATACCAACTTTGATAATCCTACCGAAGAAGAAGAAGACGGCGCTGTTTATCGTGTAACGATGAGTAGTTATACTTCAGGCTCTTGCTCTTACACCCTTACCGTTTCCAACCAGACGCAAAGCGGGGTGGTAAGAATCACTGATTATACTGACGCTAATGAGGTTGAGGCACTTGTGTTAAGCGATTTAGCGGATACCGACCCCACTAAAGACTGGCGTGAGGGTTATTGGTCTGACCATCGGGGCTGGCCTAAAACTGTATGCTTTCACCAGCAGAGGCTTGTATTCGGCGGTTCTGATAATTTCCCGCAAACAATATGGTTCGGCGAGGCCAATCCTGACGATTATGAAAATTTCGATGACGGTACTAACGATACCGATTCTTTCACAATAGCGATACCCGGCCAGAATCCTATCAGGTGGCTTGTTTCTCAGGACTATCTTTTAATAGGAACGTCATCGTCTTGCGGGAAATACGGCGAACAAGGCAAAGCCATAACGCCGACATCTCCGAATTACCAGCAGCAGTCTGGATACGGCTGTGCCGATATTTCGGCGGTTTTGGCGGGCGATACGGTTCTTTACGCCGAAAGAGGCGGTACGAAAGTAAGAGAGTTCTCTTATAGTCTCCAGTACGATAAATTCTTATCCAATGACCTTATGTTATTATCTGAGAATATCGCCGAAAGCGGGATTGTAGATATTGATTTTCAGATAAAGCCTTATCCTGTTTTATGGTGTACTCTGTCAAACGGAGATATTGCCACTCTTACTTACCAGAGAGAACAGGAAGTAGTATCGTGGTCTTTACAAAAAACAGATGGAGATTTCGAGTCCTGTGCGATTATTCCTACCGACAGTTCGGAAGATGAAATTTGGGTTAAGGTACATAGAGATGGCGGATATTACATAGAGCAATTTCAGCCCATAAACTGGGGTACTGATGTAAACGATTTATGGTTTGTCGATTCGGGTCTTAATTATGACGATACCGCTACCGACGAGTTCGGCGGATTAGACCATTTAGAGGGCGAAACAGTTTCGGTTTACGCTGATACGATAGTATGTGAAAATGAAGTCGTATCTGCGAACTCCGTTACTATATCCAATTCGTCGAGTATAGTTCTTATAGGATTACCGTTTACGTCCAAAATAGAGACAGTGCCTATGGCATTTGACCCGCAGGATAAATACTACGGAAAGAAAATAAAAACAATCAGCTTCGATTTCTACGAAACAGGCCATTGTAAATATGGAAGCGGACGAAACGCCGAGTTGCTGGACATCGACTTTTACGAGTCTTCGTTAAGCGCAGTAATTGACTTATACACAAGTGTAGATTCTCTCTTTAATGCCAAGTGGCCTTATGCGTCTAAACAAAAGCAAACTGTATATATGGAAAGTTCAAAACCTTTGCCCTTAACCATAAGGGGAATTACGTTTAATTTTGCAATGGAATGATAACAAAAAGACAGATGACAATAGAAGATTTCCTTGAGATAATGGCTCAAAATTCAGAGTATTATCCCGATTATGTTAATCTTCCTGACGAGCATAAAAGGTTTCTCGGCCAGTTAAATATATCTACTGGAGTTGCGAATACTTATTTTATTAACGGAGTCTTATCGGGCGTGGGTGGTATGAGATATTGCGGAATGGGCGAGGCTTGGACGATTACCTCGCCAAAAGCGAGAAATAATCAAACGCTGTCTGTTTTCAGGGAAACAGTAAAAGACTTTCATTCGATGATAAACGAGTTTAATCTTTTGAAAGTTTACGCAGATAATACTTTGAGCGAAAACTTTTTAAAACACCTCGGATTTACAAAGGCAGAGAATACTTTTATATGGGTAAGGAGTTAATATGAGCGGCCTTGAAATGCCTCTTATGATGGGCGCAATGGGGATTGGTACTGCAATGCAGGTATCGGGCAAATTGCAGGCCGGAAAAGATGCGCAGAAACTTGCCAATTACAGGGCTTCTCTTGACTTGAAAGCTGCGCAGGACGTAAGGCGAGAATCAGAAGTTGAATCTGGAATACTTGCCGAAAAGAGGAAAAAGATTATAGCTTCTCAAAGAGCGGCTTTTGCCGCAGGCAACGTCAGATTAGACGTAGGTTCACCGCTTGTAATAGAGTCTCAAACCCGTGCCGATATAGCCAAAGATATGGGCTATATCCTTGAGACGGGCAGGAACAAGAGCGCGGCCTATATGGCCTCTGCTGCGTATGAAAAAGCCGCTGGCAAGGCCGCAAGAAAACAATCCGTATGGGACGCTATCGGAACTGGAATTAGCGGGTTCGGGAGTATGGCTTATATGGGCTATCAGGGCGGTATGTTTGGCAGTGGGTCTAAAACAGGCTTGAATACAAAAACGTCCGGCCTGAATAATTATAAATATGTTAATCAGTCTCCGTTTACAACCAGATATACATAGGAAATAACGTGGCAGATTTAGAACTTTATCAGCGTTCAGTATCACCGAGGGCAGTGCCTTTGCCTAAACCTTCTATGGCTCTTGCCGACAGGTCAGGCCAAATATCGGCAGGTCAGGCTATCACAGGAGTTTCTGGCGATATATTCTCCAATCTGATTAAAGCCAAAGCTAATAACGAGCATAACGAGTTCGTAGGCCGAATAAATACCGCAAAGCAGGAGTTCAAGAACTTTCTTTTAGAAAAACCGAACGCCAGTTTAGAGGAAATCCAAAAGGCCAAAGTCGAAATGCTTGCTAATATCGACAAGGCAGGTCAGGGCGTAGAAACAAATTTAGGCAAAGAATATAATAAGAATTTTATGCTTAATAACCGAACCCTGATTGAGGGTCAGGTGGACGGCGATATTCTTGCTATCCAGACACAGAGAGAGGCAACCAGAACAAAAATGGTTATCGAAAACGATATTGTTCCGAGTATGGACAAGGAAAGACTGAACAAGTTTATCGACGACCAAGTAGAATCTGGCGTAATTGCACCTGAACTGTCGGATATTACGAAAAAACATTATGGTAAACAAATAGACGCTAAATTGATTTATAACAATGTAGCCGCTTTAAAAATAATGCATAAACAGACTGGCGATTCCTCTCATATTGACAAAGCAAAAGAGTTGGCATTATCCACCACTTTGTTGGACGAAAAAGAGAAACAGGCATTATACGCCAACATAGAAAGTTATGAAATCCAAACTCAAAACAGGGCGAAAAAAGATATTTACGCTTATGATTTAGAAACTACGAAAGAATTATTAAGCAAACTCGATAAAAGCGATTTGGATATGGATGATGTTCAGGCAAAATATCCGAAAGACATAAAAACTGTTGAGTATTTTCAAGGGTTGATAAAAGGCTCTAAAAAAGAAGTAGTTAATACGAAACCAAGAGGCCACAATGCCGCACTTGATATTATCTATGCTGTGAGTGCGGGCGACAAGGGAAAACTTGCCGCCCACAAGGAGTTGGCAACATTAAGGTACGACAAAGGAACAATAAACGATGAAGATTATCAGTGGGCGAAAAGCAGGATTGACAAGCCTTATCCAAGAGATGTTTCTAATAATGTCAGAGCAACTATAAAATCGACTGATTCGTGGTGGACTACAAAAGATGAACAAAAAGAACAACAGGCTTTTATACAATGGGTAGAAAAGCAAATTGCGGACGGCAAAGAGCCAACACTGAAAGAAATGAAATCTGTTATGAGCGATTTAGTTTCTCAAAAGCCTATACTCGAAACGGAGATAGGCGAAGAAAAAAGGATTGAAGTGATTGACAAAGATGGAAATTTGTTTAGTGTTCCTGTGTCTCAATTTGAAATAGCAACCAAAAAATACGGTTTTAGGGCGGCTGAATAGTGGAAGAATTAGATTTAAGACCTGTTTCCTCTATGGAGAAAGAACTGGACTTGCGCCCTGTTGGCTTGGGTCTTAATCCGTATCAAGGTCTCGACAAAGACGAACTTGCCAAGAAAACAGACCGTGTATATAAAAACTCTACCGACTATCTTGTGCCGTTTTCAGAAGCTGAAAAACTTGAATTTGACGTAGAGGAAATCAATATCCGTCAGTTGCTTACGAAGCCATTGCCTCGCCCAAAAGCGGGAATGACTGATTGGGTAAAACATTTCAAAACAGAAGAACAAATAATGAACTGGAATTACGGCAATATTCCCGATACGAAGCCGAGGCTAAAGGCTTTAGCTAAAGAATATATGCGCCAGAGCAAGATAAAAAGAAACAAAGAGGAAGAGTTGGTTGTTAAAGAAAAAGACGTGTTGAGCCTTAATGCTTATCTGGCGTATTTTACTGGCGGCGAGCAGGCGGCAGAGGCCGTAATGAAAGCAAATATATTCAGAAATAAGCCCAAAGCTGTTGATGAGGCCGACCCGACCTTTCAATATTTAATGGAAAGTCCAAACCAATCTTATGTGGCTTCTATATTCGATACGCAAATAGGCTCAGAAAGAGTTGAGGAAATCAACACTCTTGTCGAAATGGAAGATAGAGAGGCAAGGGATAAGTATTATAAATCAAAAGGAATTATAAGAACTAAAGAGTTTCAGGAGAAAAAAGACGGCAGAGAGTATATGTTGTTTTCCGACAGCTTGAAATCATTAAAAAATAACGAAATCAGGAAAGCAATAGAAAGAATACAAGACCCAGAAGCCAGTTATGCCAAAAGCAAATATACCGAACACGGATTAAGCCCTGATTATGATAGAGATTTACTGCTTGTGCGAAATCATTATTTTGCTCTTGAAGAGGTGCGTGCAAGGGATACTACTTGGACGGCTAAACTGGGCGATATGGGACTTGATATGGTTAAGTATATGGGCGAAATTGCCTTGCTGTCTGGTATTGGTGGCAGTGGCGTTAAAATAGCGTCCTACAAGGGACTTCGCACTATTGGAACTCCTAAACTCATTGCAAGAAATGCAGCAAAATTTTCTTCTGCTGCGACTATGGCCACATTAAATCCGTCTATGATTGCCAATCTTACAATAGAACGGCTAACAGATAAGGGTTATATAGGCAATTACGGTGAATTTATTAAGACAGAAGAGGGGCAGGCTATTGCAAAGGCTCTTCCGAAATCTTTGGCCGAAGGCACTATTACATATTTTATAGAACAAAAAGGCGATGATATTGTAAGAGGGCTTACTAAGATAGGCGGCGGCGTAATCCGTAAAATGCCCAAAGCCATATCTTCTAAACTTGACGATATTGCCGATTTTATGAAACAGTCCAAAATAAAGTCTTTTGAAAAACTCCCCAAGGGACTACGGGCTGATTTGAAAGTCATAAAAAACTGGTTGAATAATTTGGCTAAGGCGGGAAAATTCAATGGTGTATTTGGCGAAAATATTGAAGAATATGCAGAGCAGATAATCAAGCCTGCGTTGCTACTTGACGACCAGCACAGAAACAAAGATGACGCTTATTTGACACGGGTTGCTAAGTCTTTTCTGGTTAATCCTGAAGAATTGTTGCTGCAAACGGTTCTTTTTACAATGATACCTTTCGGCACGGGCGCCATTGCAGGCACAGCCTCGACTATAAAATGGGCTGGAGAAAACATAGTATCTCAAGCCCCCGAATTGCCTGAAGTAAAACGCAGAATTGATATGGAGAACGCAATCAGGAACGAATACGGTGTTGATAGACAACAGGCCGAAGACATTGCCGATATGCTTGAAAAAAGAACAAATATAGACCAAATTGAAGAAAAGATACAGGGCTATGAGGGGTTTTCAGATTTTAGTTTTGACGACCATAATAACAAAAAAGCGTTAGTTGCTATGCTGGTGGACAGGGGTCTTGTTTCTGAAGACGCACAAAGACTGGCCGAAATAACTACCCGAATCGCCAAGAGGGAGAAAGCTACGGTTCAGGAAGTTGTTGGAAGTGCCGAGTTTCAAAAAGATATTGAGATGTCGCCAAAGGCAAAACTGGAAGCGGAAGAAATCGTTGCTGAGACTGAAAGGCCGATTGAACAGCCGTCCGATTTTGTTGCTACATCAGAAACAAAGCCAAGGGGCGTTTCAAAGAGTGTAGAAGAACAGGCCGTAGAAAAAGAATTGGTCGATTCTTTTGAAAGCATACCCGATTATCAAGTCGTGTCTATGAAACAGCAATCAGAAATGGTGGCTGAAATAATAATCAAAGACTATGAACAGGCAAAGAGAATTGCTATGGGGCAGAAGGCTGCGCCAAGAGGTGTTATCCCTGAAATGGTGTATATTGCCGTTGCGAATAGAGCCACAAAAACTGGCGACCTCAATACATTACAGGATTTGGCGTTAAATTCGGGACTTGTTAAAATCGCAACTGAAATGGGGCAGAGAATCAGGGCTTATGGCGAACTCGGCGACCATTCGCCCGTAAAAGCGGTTCAAAAAATAGTTAAAATCAGAGAGTCCCAATTAAAAGAAAACGAAAAAGCCACCAGAAAGAAACTTGAAAAGGAGGCCAAATTCGCCGAAAAAGAACTTGATAAAGCGGAAAAGGCTTATGCCGACAGGGAAATCGAAAATGCTATAAATAATACTAAATTGCCGAAAGCAACAAGGACTGTTTCAGCTGATATTAAATCCCCGAAATATGGTAAAAATAACAAACTCGTTACAAAGCAGGAATACGAAACTATCCTTGCCGACATTGAAAAGGAGAACAGAGAACTTCAAATTAAACAAGGTAAGGGTTTTAGAAAAGGCGCGGCTTATGTGCCAAAGCCGGAAGATTTTGTCAGGGCAGGCAAACTCGGCTTATATCATCTTGAGGCGATGGGAAGAAATGTCGCAGATTGGTCTAATGTTTTAATCGAACAGTTAGGGGAATGGGTTAAGCCTCATCTCGAAAAAATATGGAAAGAGGCTAATTCTGCACTGGCAGATACCGAAATTGAGGCGGCTGTCTCTAAACTTGCAGACGGATTTGAAAAGGACAAAACTTTTGCACAGATGTCATTTTATATCGACAATCTTGCAAAGGGCTTTATCCGCAAGGGCGTTATCAAAAGAGATGATTTAGTAAAAGCCGTCCACAAAGAACTGCTCGCCATAGACCAAAACATTACAATAAGAGAGGTAAAAGACGCTATTAGCGGTTATGGCAAATACAGAAGATTGAGTAAAGAGGAAGTTGACGCTACGCTTCGTGATATAAAAGGGCAACTGCAGCAGTTGGCAAAACTCGAAGATATGGAAAAAGGCAAAGCGCCGTTAAAAACTGGCGGAGAGCGCAGAGTGCCGAGCGATGAGGAAAGACGGCTGATTCAACAGGTAAATGAAGCCAAGAAAAAGGGTGGTTATATAGTCATTGACCCAGAGAAGCAGCTTAAAACCGCGCTCGATACCGTAAAGACAAGATTAAAAAACAGGATAGCAGACCTTAAAAAACAAATCGAAACCAGACAGAAAATCGTTAAGACGAAGACCGAACAGCCGACAGACGCAGAAGTTATTAGGCTGACCACAGAGCGAGACGCTTTACAAAAAGAATTTGACGAGATTTTCGGCAGAAAAAAACTTACTCAAGAACAAAAACTTAATATGGCTACAAAGGCAATGGAAAGGTCTATTGCCGAACTCGAAAGAAGAATTAAAGAAAAGGATTTAGAAACGCCTAAATCAGAGAAATTAACTTCGCCGCAATTAGAGTTATTAAGAAATAAAAGAGATACTTTAAGGGCAGAACTGCAATCCTTGCAGGACATAGCGAATCCGAATAAGGCTCTCAGGGCAAGGCTTTTAAGCGATATTGAAATGTATAATGAAATGGCCGCAGAGGGGTTGTTTGAAAAAGCCGAAAAAGAAAAAATTGAGGAAGATGTTGATACGAAAACTTTAAGATTCGCAAGAGATAAGGCCAAGAGAACTTATGTCGCCGCCAGAGAAATATATAATCAGTCCGGTGGAATATCGAAAGAAGAACTGCAAAATATAATGATATTGTCGCAGAACATCGAATCCGCCCAAAACAAATTATTAACTGCCAAAAGGCGAACAGCTTACGGCAGAC